GCCTAACACCCACCCTACTAATGACTTACGAACACCTGATTTAACAGGGTGTACTTTGTGCCATATGTGTGAGGGAAATAATATTATATCACCCACATTGGGTTTATCATAAATAGATGATGTATCAATGTTCTTAGGGTTAGGAACAGTAATCTCAAATTCACCACCTGTATACTCTTTATTTAGTATTACAGTAAAAGATAGTTTTCGTATCATGCCATTATTGTAGGCGTCAAAATGAGAATCAATATGCCAGTCGTAATGGTCATCTATTTCATATCTAGAGTATTGTAAAGGTTCTATTGTTGATAATTGAAACTTAAAAGATTCGGCATTTGCAAGATGAATTTTTTCAGTAATAGTATCTACTACTTGATTATCATTAATCCATGTAACCATACTACTTCTGTTTTTAGTATCACCATCTTGTATCTCTGCCTTTTTTAATTGGTCAGCATGTGCAAGACTACAGATATGGTCGCAATCATCATGAGATAGGGCGTTCTTAAAAATATGGTATACTTCTTGAAGAAACATTAGATAGCACCAGAAGTAAATTTTCTCCACTCTATTGAGTTTCTTATCTGCCAATCACGACCACCAATAATCTTTAGTGTTCTATCTAAGTAATTGACAACAGTTTCTAAGTAGTCTATCTTTTGTTTTGCTTTGATTAAATCTTCATCAGATTCTAGATATTTGTCTATATCTGATTTCATGATTTTTAAATTGAAAGGTTTTTGTTTATAGACATCTGGACTTGCCTTACCTGTGTAGTATTCCCATTTTACTCTTTTAAGTATCTTGTAATCAGATTCAGCTCTGGTCATTAACAGCTTAAAGTTATTGTAGTGTTTAAGATACTTGTTGTGTAACTGAGGTGTCTTTAGAGATTCTAAGTCAAGTTCAGTATCATTTATTTTGAGGTCTTTATCGACCTGTTCTTGTAGTTCTTCTAATGTCATAATCTAACCATTATATAATAAAACTGAGTAAATGTCAAGTCTTATGTGGTAGTTTCAGTAGTTGTAGCACTATTTACAGTTGCAAATTCGTATATTTGATAACTAAATCCTACACTACCTGTGAGATATGATGTATCACCAGCCTGTTGGTCATAAGATAAACCAGATAGTGAAGTAGGATATAAATCTCTAAATCTTACTTCTAATACAGGATTATTCTTACTTGACAATATGGTTAATGTAGCGTCTGAGTAATATGCCCCAACATCATAACCATCATCATCTACTATACCTGCCTCTCTACTATTTGCAGTCGCATTACTTGTAGGAAATCTATCTTTACCAGCATTTACTAGCGTTTCAAATTGTGTGTGATTTCTAGGAAATCCTAGACCTGTTAACCAACCATGTATCTCACGATAGTTTTCTAAGTTTTCATCTACAAGAAATGATACATCTAAACTTGCATAGTTTAGTTTATCACCTGGTATTGGTATACCTCTTAATGGTGTTGCTTGTGTAGTTTCGCCCAATGTAATACCTGGTATGTTTACAGATGTGCAAAAAAATTCTACTTTAGGCAGTTTAATAATATTAAACTTAAACTGAGTAGCAGCTGCATAATCAAGTTTAGTAGGTTGTCTTGTAAATGAGCTTAGTTCTGTCATGGTGTAACATCAATAGTAGGTATGCCTCTGGCCTCATCATAATCAATAGTAGAATTTCCTATAAAAGAATTATCATCATTAGACCATGTAAAGTATAAATCTAATGAACCTATCTGTTGTTGATTATCACTACTAGATGTTTGACCACTAGATGATACACTTCTTCCTTTTCTTAAACCAGATTCTTCGTAATAATAAAAAAACTCTTTTTGTCCTTCATTGTTTGTAACCAAATAATGTTTAATGCCACTAGTATCATCGCCATCTACATTGTAAACAGGTTGTTTATTACCTACATTTAATATATCAAATGATAATACAGGTATTACTGTGCCCCCAGCTGTGCCAAGTATTGTAACACCTTCATTAAACACCAATTTTCTTGAATATAAAAGAATATAATTATTAACATCATCTTGCCAATAATCAGTAAATTCTTCTAATGCTCTATCTGTAATTGTAATTGCCATATTACTATTTATAAATAACCTCTAGTTTATTTTGCCCAGGTCGTTTAAATATTTTAGCGTCTTTTAACGCTTCTGTATGATTTCTAATGTTATTAGTAGAAGTAACCACTATCACCTCTCTATTTACCCCCTCATAAGGAATATTAATTTCTAGAATATCATCATCTTGATTTATTGTAGATGTAGGTTTTTCAGTTTTTATTCTGTTTATTAATACAAACTCTTGATAAACCCAATTCCAAAACAACACTTTACTATGATTTTCTTCTGGAAAATATGTATGACCACGACCACCAAATGCTTTGCGACCTCTTTCGCCCCAAAAAGTATTTGTTCTCAAATATTCCCAATGGTCATTTTTTAATGCCTTCAAAATTGTTGGTGTGCAATTTTCAAGTTCAAAAGATTCGTTATTATCATATAAGTAAGCACCTTCCGTTCTTATTTTTTTTAAGTCTTCAGTAGAAATCGGCAAATTACATCCAACAACATCATCTACATAATACTCACTATCACTTTCATATGCCTTTTTCATTTCATTATGATTATCTACTATTCCTAGATGAAATCTAATGCCTACAGGAAACTGACCATAATGTTTCATATGTATAGTTTTATCATACATATTCTCTAATAACCACTTGTGTATTGATTTATCTATTATCATTGCATATTAATTGTTAATGATAGTCTAGGACCATCTGTTGATTTTACATAATGCTTAGTTCCTTTTGGTATATATAATACATCTTCAGGTGGAAGTATAACATCTTCTGTTTCACCTAAAACCCAATGAGAAGTTCCATAAATTTGTTTTACAAAAACATCATACTGTGGGTGGTCATGACTAGAAAATCCACCATCACCTGATTTACTCCAATATAAATTACCTTTAACAGGATAAAATGCAAAGCTATCAGATATTGCACTTTCAAACATTCTTAATTCTTCAGTCAAATCAAATACATTAGATATTATAAATGTATGACCTTTTTCATAATAATCTAAAACTTTATATTCATCAACATAACCTTCACTATCAAAAAGACCTCTATGCTGAGATTCACCATCATATGAGTTTATAACTTCTACACTAGGTGACTGTGTATGAAACTCATGTGGAAATCTTCTTCTTATTTTAAACCAGTTAAATACATCTTGTTCGGTAATATGAAAAGTGTATTCTTCTAAAAGTTGTCTAAATTCTTCTTTTTTTATCCCCATTGTAAAACATCTCCTCTACTAATAAATGAATACCAACCTGTAACTATTTCTTTTTCTGTTTTATAACTAGGCATTCCTCTGTGTGTATGTGTAAAATCTGTAGGCCAAAATAGTAGTAATCCTTTTTCAGGTTTCATATTATATTTTTGAAATAAAAATGAAGTTTCACCACCATCTTCACATTCATTTAAATACATCATCCACACTAACATTCTATTTGTAGATTCTATACTACCTCTTTCACAATGCCAACCATTGTATGCATGACCTTTGGGATATTTTTGATAATTAAAGTCTGGGTCCATTTTAAATTTTCCGCCATCTCTTAACATTGGATATTCATCCATATAATTTTCTATTGCAAACTGACACCAATCTAGAAAATTTAAAACAGAGGATTCTTGAATAGTTGGCCAAAATATACCATGCTCATAACACTCTTTATGAGTATTTGTTTTACCATCCCACATTTGTATTTCACCTGTTTGAGAACTCATACTAGAACCACCTTGTAATGGTAATGTTCCACACCATTCTGCTAGTGGGTCTATGATATTATCAGGTGCATAATATCCTTTAATAAAGATATTTTCTTCTTTGTTTATTTTGTGTTGTTTAATATCACTCATACCCACCTGACATAATTTATAATATTATATAGTTATTTATACAAAAGAAAAGGGGCGAGGTATCAAAGATAGTCGCCCCAATTCATTTACTCTTTCGAGTGAGATTACATTAAGTTTGCAACCTGTACTCTACGGTAGTATCTGTTACTGTTTGCAGAACCACTACCGTTAATAACAGCAGCGTCGCCTGTGCCAGCTTCAGCAAATGGGTTAGCTTGTAAACCATATCTGGTTTTAAACCCAATTTTTGGTTGGAAAGTATCTTGACCAACAGCACGGACCATTTGTAATGGTACATACGGACAGTAGAACATGCCACTATCATATGGTGAAGTTCCTTTGTAACCTACTACAAAGTATTGTTTAGCAGTGTTATTTGCAGAATATGGGTCAATATAAACTTTATATTTACCATTTAGAACACCAGCAAAAGTGTTACCTGTGTCATCAACATTTAGATTGTTGTTTAACGCAGGAGCGTAATCTAATACACCCGCCATTTGAAGTGCAGAAGCAACATCAGATGAACAGATAATCATATTACCTTTCCCTCTACGAGTTCTTTGTGCAATAGCATTTGCCTCTCTTTCTACTTGGAACATAAGACCTTTGAATCTTTCAACACTCCAACGACCGTTAGAATCTGTATCAAGGTCAAATATGCCTTCAGTAGTTGTATTAACTGTACCTGTGTTTGCAGAAGCACCTTTTTCAGCGTTAGTATAGATAGTTCTAACTACTTCACGGTTAATCTCAGCAAGAATTTCACTTGATAAAATATTAGCAAGTTCTGTTTCAGCGTCAAGTCCATGAATTGCTTTAAGGTCTTGTGCAAGTTCCATTGTGTATTCAGCTTTTAACGCTCTTGATTTAGCAGTTACAGTTGATTTCTCAATACTGAACGCCATTTCAGCAAACGCATTACCTGAATCTTCACCTAATGATTCAGCAGCCGCTGTACTCATTGCAGTACCAGTTGTAAAGGTACCAGCAGGTGAATCGTTTAACAATGCAGGGTTTGTTCCACTATGAGCCGCAGTTGAGAAACCATCAACAGCAGAACCAGCCGCATTACGACCAGAAAAGTCTGTATCAGCTTCATCAAATAAAGCCTCTGTGCCACTCATGTTAGTATATCTAGAACGCATAGCAAAGATAAGTCCTGTAGGACCTGTCATTGGTTGTACGCCACAGATATCATAAGCAATAAGATTTGGCATAGCTCTTCTTACTAGAGAAATTAGGATAGGATCCCAATTACTTACACCAGAGTTACTAACAGCGTTAGTTGGTGTTTCAGCAAGGAAAGCTTGGTCTTCTTTAAGAGCCCTTTCTTGGTTCTCTAGAATAACCGATGTAACGGCACGCTTATAACTATCCTTTACTTCAGGAAGTTCTGGATGGTCTAAGACTGGCTGCCATTTCTTTTCATAAGTTTCCGATAAGTACATATCTTCTTCTCTCCTCTCTTTAGTTACTTAGATATTTTAATATCTTTTGTTTTACTAATTGCGTTGGTGTATGCAGCCATAGCATCCGATAAATCAACATTAGATTCATCGCCCTCCGCAACATCATCTATATCTGCCGAAGCAGACTTCTCAGCTTTTTGCTCAAAGTAGGACTCTTTAATAGTCTTTACTTTTTGTGCAAAATCTTCTTCAGAAGAATACTCAACGCCTTCTACGAGACTGTCGAATTTTTCCTTAGCAGTATCTGCCAAGTCTTTTGAATGTTCATCAATGATTTCTTGGCGTTTATAGCCACCATTGACTTTATTCATTTCGACATTCTTCTCAATTTCTTCGTTAAGTTTTTTCTCTAAGTCTTCAATCTTAGAAGCTTGGTCTTCAAGAACATCATATTTCTCATCTGGCACATCAATGTAATGGTCTTCAAATAATTTTTTAAGACCACCAATGAAGTCCTCAGCGATTTCGCCCTTGATACCTCTTTCTAGTGCTAACTTATTTTCTTTCATCCATTCTTCAACCACATAGTTCAAGTATGAATCAACCTTTTCAGTTAGTTCAGATTTAGATTTTGAGATTTCTTCTTCAAATTTAGTATCATATTCAGACTGTAGTCTCTCTTGTTCTGCTTTAACTTTAGAGTTAATTGCAGCTTCAAAGATAGTAGCAGCCTTTTGTTTAAATTCTTCAGATAGGTCAGCGTCTCCTACTAAAGCTTCAATGTCTTCTTTAACATCTATTTCAGAATCAGTTTCTTCACAATGTCCAGCTTTCATAGATTTTTTATATCCTGCCTTCATGTGTTTTCCTTCTTTTTCCACTTCTTCTTCTTCGACATCCTTTTTAACATCTTTTTCTTTAGATTCGACAACCTCATCTTCAGAATCAGCTTCTTCATGGTATCCTGCTTTCAAGTGTGATGGTTCCCCAGCTACTTGAGCACTTTTAGATACTGTGTCAGAAACTTGTTTAACTTTCTTCGTACCGTCAGGATTACTGTCTGTAGGTTTAACTACAGGTGCGCCTAAATCTTCAGCGTCATTTGAAAGATGACTAGGTTCAGCTGCAACAGCATTCTTTTTAGGAGCGTCAGCGTTTGGATTTGCTGAAGCTTCTTCGATAGATTCAGTCTTTTTTTCTGATTCTGCCATTGAAAATCTCCTCTTTATTAATTTTATAGTACTATAAACTCCAAACTTTTTGAGTTCAGGTAATATTTATAATATTATAGTTTTCTAATAAACGAATCAAAGATTTCTAGTTTTTTTTCTTCTAGTTCTCTTTTCTTCGTGTTAATCACTTCCATCTTCCACGCCTCAATGTCTTTCTCGACAAGGAGACCGTTGTCCCATACCCATTCTTTACCTTCCATAATGCCTTCTACGAAAGCGGCCGGTGCTGAAGGGTCAGCAACGATATCAGCGGCGGTCGCTAACATGAAATCATCTTTCACATAGTTTGCACCGTTGCGTTGTTGGATAGAACCCATTCCCCTTGATGATACTCCTAATTGAGCACCCTCATCAATAAGACCTTTTACAATCTTACCATAGGGCGTGTCCATGATTTTAGCTTCACCAATAAAGTTATCACCATCTGGATAAAGTTTCTTAATCATATGAGAAACTCTTTCTAGATTAACAGTAGGTCCGTCAGGATGTCCTAACTCACCAAATGCACGATTTTTATTGATAAATTCTTTGTTGTATCTTGTTACTTCTTTCATCAAGATTTCTTTAGGGTATACTCGCCCATTACGATTCTTGATGTTAGACTGTAAAAAAACACCTTTAATCTTGTATTCTTTCTTGCCGTTCTTGTCTTCTTCTACAAGATACTCGGCACTTGATACTTCTTCTGAAATTAATTTCATAAGTGTAACTCTCTCTTTAGTTATATACTATTTATACAAAATTGTACTTTAAATGCACATTTTTATCTAAATTCTACTAAAATTGTATAATTGTCTCCAGAAACAAAATTTCTAGTTGATAATAAAACATCACCTGTCGGTGTTGTTGCATTGTTTACAATACCATCACCGAATGTTCTTAAATCCCAATGTCCTTGACCATTCAATAATACCATAGTAGAATTTGTTGTGCCACCCCATAATAACTCAACAGCTGCATTACCATTTGTTGTGTTAATAGAATACCATATTCTTGCAAGTACTTTAGTAGCGTCTTCAGTCATACCATTAGTATTTGAAGCGTCAATTTTAGTTACCAATGATTCACCAGTACCATCTGATAAGTTAGTCATCTTACTAACATGTTTTACACCTGCTACATCAGCAATTGTTTGTACTGTTACTATATCTGCCATAATTTACTCCTAACTGTTTTCGCCCATATCTTGTTTCTGTAATGTCAATAACGCAAAACCCGATGAAGCATTAGTTGTAATTGCCTCAATGTCTCCACC